GTTTATAATAATTTTTCTTCAACTATCTCTAAAACTGATAATTATATTGCTGTTTATGGTAAAAAATCTGACGGCACATCAGAAACTAATATTCTTTATTTTGACCCTACCGCTATTGCATATTATAGCTTTACAAATAATCAATTTTTGTTTGGTTCAAATTATGAGTATGATTCACAACGTTTATTATTTAAATTCGATTCTTCTGATAATAAAACTGAATCTGTTGGTTATGGTGGTTGGTCTGTTACTAAACCTAGTGGCTTCCAAAAACCTGAATGTCGTGCATTAATTAATCTTAATGACTATGTTCAAACGTCTGTTAAAGTATATTTTCATACAAAAATATATGATTTTGACAATTTAGAAAACGAATTAGACCCTAACGCTCCACCAACTCCCTTTACTGTCGATTATTCCCCTGCTCTCTCTGAGGGCATGAGCCGCAAGGGAACTCTTGTCGCTCCGGGTGCAAGTAATGACGGACAGGAAATTGAAAGCAATGGTCTTAACGTCCGTGTCACACTAACGGACGAATTTTTAAAACTCCGTGACAGCTATGATGAACTTAAAGATTATACATATGAATTTGTATGTTATATTACTACTTCCCCGCCTGAAAAGTCGTCTTATGAAGAAAGCGTTAAAAACGCTGTTTATACTTCTTTGGACTATGGCAAATATATGTATACTACAAGCGGCGTTGTTGATGATGTTACGGACGACAATAAAGAGCCTGCAGAATGGATAAAGGCAGAGGGCATAAATGCAGGTTACATTATTGGTAAGGGTGGCTCTGTCAAGAATGTTACTATCAATCTTGAAAATCTTGATAGTTCACAGTTCACAGCCGATACAAAGCTTTATATCGTGGTATATGGTCGCTTGACCTCTCTTTCAGTTCCTACTCCTGATTACTTTGACCTTGACAATCAAGGTTATTTGTGCAATCAAGGTTCTTTGAATACAAAGCAGATTGTAACAGTAAATGCTGACCCCGAAACAGGCGAGGGAACAGACGTTGTAATGCCTGATTACTATTGTGTAACGTCAACGGCATTTAATTATAAAGATTATCCTGAATATAAGCCGAAAATCTTCAAGAATGGTGCTGAAATGGATACAAACAAGCCGTTTACTGATTATCTTGATAAGAAGTTGACCCCTGATTATATGTATGATTATGATATGGATAAAAACGGAGAAAGCGGTCTTGCTCCTGACGATTTCGAGAAGTATGAGGAACAAAAAAATCTTGATAAAAATTTCGGTTCTGTTGACTTCGGACTTGACAGCATTAAATCAGTGTTTGACGGCTCGTCTGATTTCTTCAAGTTCTTAACTGCAAGTATCGGTATCTTGCCCACAACGTTCTTAACTATCCTTATCTCTTTCTTTGTTGTCATGTTAGCAATATGCGTTGTTAAATGGGTCTTGAAGTAGGGGGTGCAAAATGGATTGGTTTTCACTTATGAAGTCGCTGTTTGTATCAATACAACACTTGATGTGCTTGCGTATTCGTTTCGGTGAATTTAGCTTTACAGTAGGTGCAATGATTATAGGATTGTTTGTTATATCCTGCTCCGTTGCCCTTTTACGATATCTTTTCCACAATACATAACATAAGGAGTTGTTAAAATGGTTGCAATATTAAAATTATTCGTCCTGTCACTGATAGTAATTCTTGCTATCAGTGCAGTTCTCGGCGTGGTGGCGTTCTTTATGGACTTGCACGCCTTTAAATCTGATAAAGACTTGTCGCTCCCTCGTAAACGGCTTATAGAAGCACTATACGAGGAACAGGAGTTAAAAAAGCAATCGGCTGAACAGCCGCAGAACACGCCACAGAGCGACAAGCAAGAGCCTGAGAAAGAGGGGTGGTAAATGTGTTATATGATGTTCAAAACGCCTGTTATCAGTTGCTAAAGCTTCTCGGCTGTGACTTAGCCGCCATTGACGTTATAAAGACTTGGAAACAATTCGGTGTGCTTTGCATTGAATTTTTGTTTGCCTGTTTAATGCTTTTCTTGCTTTGGAAAATGCTTTACAATGCTATGATACGCTTTTTCAATCCTCGGAGGTAGCAATGTTCTTTTTACCGCTCTATATTGCACTCGCTGTTGAGTGCATAATACTTATAATATTCTTTCGGAAAGGTGATTAAATGGTTCTATTCGATTACTTTGTACGTCTGCCGTCCTTGGCGGCATATGTAGCTTATGACAAGGCTACTGCCTTATATTTTAATTGGTCGCAGATCTTCAACGGTTGGGGTATACACCTTTTTGTCGGCAAATTCGGTGCAGGAAAAACTTCGCTTATGGTCGCTGAAGCTTATGAACTCTGTCGCAAATATCCTCAGCTTCATATCTTGACAAATATTAATATCAAAAACTTCCCCGACTATACGGAGATACTCCCCTTGAACACTGCACAAGATATCCTCAATGCCCCTAAAAACACGCTTGTTTTGATAGACGAGATAGGCACTATATTCAATAGCCGTGACTTCTCGGGCGGTAAATGTGCCGTTCCTAAACCGCGGTTTCAGCATTTGTGCCAATGCCGTAAACGGCGAATGATGATATATGCAACAGTGCAGAGATTTAACCTCTTAGACAAACAAATTAGAGATATTACCGCAGACGTGACCGCTTGCCATACTCATTTCAAACACCCATTCTGCCGTATACAGACAGGTTACACATATGACATTGAGGAGTATGAGTTATATTCTGAAAATAAGGCTTATACTCCTGCTCAGATGTATAATAGAACGTATCTACAGACAAATAAACGCCGTCAGCTTTACGATACATCACAGCTTGTCACGAATATGCTACAAAAAGAGTATCTCAGTGATGAAGAAATACTCGCCAATCGTGAGGGCATAGAGCCTAACACACAGCCACTTGACCGAAAGCAAAAGAAATCTATTCGCAAGCGGAAAAATGCTTGGTAAAGGAAACAACTCGCAGTGGTTGCCGTGAGGCTCACTGCGAGTTGTTGTTGTCTTTGTTGTTAATCATCAGCAGATTGCTATTAACTGTGTTCTGCTGTATCTGTCTTAATAATTCCGTTTGTTTCTCTTCTTCTCGTCTTATCGCTTTGCTGTTGCCTGCTGTTTCAAATATAGCACATATCAACAGTATCACAATGACTATTTTCACGATAAGTATAACAACGCTTATTGACGTCATAGCCTCCAACGCTGTGAATATTTCTTCCATACTCTCACCCCTCGTCCGTATGTGTCTTTATTACAATGTGGCTGTCCTCTGCTGATTTTATCTCATCAGTGATAACCTTTTTGAGATATCCCGCTTTTGACAAGCCTAACTCTTTTGCTCGGTCTTTTATCATTTGGTTAAAGCCCTTTGGTGCGTCAAACTGCACTTTCTCCAAATTTTCAGCGTCCCACTTTGCATTCGCTCGTTTTCGTGCGTCTGATACTGGCATTTCCTCACCTACTTTCATTAACTTAATTATACAACACTTTCATAATGCTGTCAATATGTACTGTATCGAGTACATAAAATATTAATATAAGCAATACACTTTGTTTACTTGACTTTGTACCCTATCGGGTGTATACTTAATATAGACAAAAAGATAACTACGATTAAATCGGTGAATGACGACAGCCTGAAATGGAAAAGTCTCGAAAGGTAGGTAGTAGCCGTGAAAGTGAGCATAATAGGTAGCACTCTATTCTTAGAGTTTCGGCACTAAAGAAGCCACCGGGTAAGGATTTGTTTTTCTTATTGTCTATCTTTAATCAAATTTGAAAGGAGTGAGGATAATGCAGAACATGCCTACAGCTACAGAACTTGCGATAAAGTATGCAAAGCGTGAACAGCTTAGAATTATAATAGACAAGGCTCTGAACATTCATGCTGATTGCGAATATGAAGCTTTATCAAAGCTGATTAACGAACTTGAACAAATGCTTGAAGAAGCATAAAAAAATGTAGTCGGCAATCCGTGCTATGATACGTTTTTTTAACCCTCGGAGGTGATAACTATTTTTACTATTTTGTCTTTCCTCATTATTGGTGTTATACTTTATCTTCATTTTTATGATGGTGATGAATAATGATCCTTATTATTTCTGTTTTTTCTATCCGTGAAATCTATCAAGCGAACGGCTGGGGGTGAATTGCGAATTGTTGGAATTGTTGGAATGTTGGAAACAACAGCTTACAGGTTTTCAACATTTCAATGATTTCAATGATTCACAAGAGGGGAACGCCGTTCAAGATTCCCCCCTTTTCGCTTCCCTCTCGGCGTTCTTCTGTACTCTCATGAAGTCGGGGTATAGTATTACCCCCGACTTCTGATACATGATACAAAGTAGTTTAAACAGCGTAAATGCGTTTTTTCCCATGTCACAAAATTTTGTGACAACTTCTGATACAAAATAAGGTGGTGTTTCTATATATGGCGGATTTTAATTGTCGTTCCGCTTTCTGCGTTATAAATAACCCTCGCTACGATATTACATACAAGCACAATGAAGAGGGTGAAATAGTAAAAGACGAGAACGGCAAGGCTGTTATATTAAAGCAAGAGCCTACGGAGTATCATTCATTGACAGAACAACAGATATGTGATGATGTTCTTAATAAGTGGGTCGGTGATGATGATAAGCGAACAGGAGCGGTTTTATTCTGCGTGTCTGCCCTCGGTCTTGAACACTTGCATTGCGTGTTTGAAAGTGAAAAGACGTTCCGCCCATTGTCTGCCTTGAAAAAGCTTTTTCCTAAAGTACATATTGAGATAACCAAAGGAAACAAAAAGCAAGTCGAGGACTATATAAACAAGGTCGGCAAGTTTGAGGAAAAGGGCGAAAAGATAATCGCAAAATCACAGGTCGGTGAGATAAAAGGCTGTCAAGGCAAAAGAACTGACCTTATAAGCCCTGACCAGATTAAAGAATTTATCTTGGAAGGCAAAAAGCCACAAGAAATATTTTGGGAATATCCTCAAACGCTAAAGTCAAAAGGTGTTGTTGAAACACTCTTCTATATTCACCGAAAAAATACCACGCCTATTTGCCGTAAAGTTAATGTACATTGGCTCTTTGGTTCTACAGCCTGCGGTAAATCTTATAGTTATGTTGAACTCTGTGAAAAATATGGTGTTAGTGAAGTATATCGTGTTAATGATTATGCGAACCCTTTTGATACATATCAAGGCGAAAAAATTCTCTTTCTTGATGAGTTTCGTGGTAATCTTCCCTATGGTACACTTTTAGGCTTGCTTGATGTGTATCAAGGACAGGTTCGAGCGCGATATAACGATAAAGTCGGCTTGTGGTCTGATATTTACATTACTTCGCCTTATACGCCTTTTGAACTGTATCAAAATGTTTCTGAACGTAATGACGATATTGACAAGTTAGAGCAGTTTATCCGCCGAATTGATGATATAGTTTATTGTTTTAAATACACTGCATTCGACAACAGCGGTATATTTTATTGTAAATATGATGTTGATTTTGATTTACATTCAGATAGTGAAATGATACGTGAACAATGTTCTCACGTTAAAAATCAAGTTGCCTGTGACGGCTTGTTTACAATTATGAATGGGCTTTCAACAACATTTGTTGAAAATAAATCGCAAAGTTAGTGTCACGAGGAAAATTTTTAAACTCTGAAAGGAGCAAAGCGACTGTAAGAGGTTAAAAATTTAGGCAATGGAACTTGTGAACGCAGTGAACAAGGTCGCTTGCCGTTCCGCCACAGCGTCAGCCGTGGCATAAGTGACACGATAAAGAAAAACCAACGTAAAAGCCAACGCCAAAACCGAAAAAGCAAAACAAGCCAAACAAAATAAAGTAAAAATATTTAACGTAAGAAAACGGCAATTTTACAAAGCCGTAAAAATATGGTATAAATAAATCAGGAGGTACACCATGAAGCAAAAAGAAATTTGCAAGGAAGAAATCAACCTTTTCTATCTGTGGCTCTGTGGCACGATAGGCAAGGAGAAAGGAGAGGATAAAAGGATTGTGTATCTGTGTTGCCCTGCTGAGCGTGATACGCTCCTCAGGCTGTTTCTTGAAGAATACAACGCTCAGCACCGCTATAGTGCATTTAAAAAGGCGTTTAAGCCTACCACACGCATTATTACAACAAAAAGAGTGTAGCCATTATAAACCCATGTACGCCAATACATGGAATGACTACACCCAAATAACACCCACGCAAAAGGAGTTATTACCATGAAATTTAAAGAATTTTATTACAAGGACTTTCGCCCCTCTTATTTAGAGGGCGTTGTCCGCTATCCTGAGCAAACTGATTATGTGATAGAGCAGAATTGCAAGCCGATAAACGGCAAGGACCTTTCAGAAATCGGTCTTTCTGACCTCAACAATCTTATCAAGCAATGTGATGATACATATTGCATTGACCGAGTTAAAAAGCTCCGCAGTGTCCTTAAACGTATCATGCGTTATGCTTATGCCTGCCGTTACACGTCCATTGACCTTTCAGCCTTTGAACTTAGGCGTTGCAGAAAACGCCCTGAAACAGTGCAACAGCTATCATTTACGGCGGAGCAAGCCGCCTTTCTGACTTCGGGCGATAGCACTATTATTAAAATGTTCCGTTTTGAGTGCTTGACAGGTTTACGCCGTGAAGAAATACTCGCCTTGCGTTGGGAAAACGTTGACCTACCTCACCGCCGTATCTTTGTTTGTCAAACTGTTGTTGTGCTTAAAGGCTGTGCAAGGCTCGTTGACGATACCAAAAACCACAAGTTCCGCTATGTTGAACTTAACGAAACGGCTTATAAACTTCTTCTTTCTCTGCCTATTACCTGTGATTTCGTGTTTGGCAATCCACGCTCAAAAAATTTTCTTTCCCCTCGGCGCTATCATGAGGAATATAACACTATGTTCATTCGCAAGAATGAGGAATGGAAAAAGACACACTCAGAGGGCTTGCCACACCTCACTCCGCACAAGTTCCGTCACACGTTCGCAAGTCTGCTTACTGCTAACGGAGCTGATGTCAAGACAGTTGCCGACTTGCTCGGACATACAAAGCTTGACACCACAAATATTTATCTGCATAGTTATGATGATTTACGCCGTCAGGCGGTCGATAAGATACAATTAGATAATTAATTTAACAACCGCACTTTGGGCTTTTGGTCGGAGTGACCGGATTTGAACCGACGACCTCTACCACCCCAAGGTAGCGCGCTACCAATCTGCGCCACACCCCGATATCGTATATATTATACCCGATTTGGATACAATAGTCAAGAGTTTTCAGTCAAAATAAAAAAATTGCAAAAAAGGTATTGACATTCACATTCATTTGTGATATAATAAATAAGCACTCAGGAGAGAGCAGTGAAAAACAGTAGAATATCGCGGGATGGAGCAGTTCGGTAGCTCGTCGGGCTCATAACCCGAAGGTCGTTGGTTCAAATCCAGCTCCCGCAACCAACAAAGAGAAGTCTTGAAAAAAGGCTTCTCTTTATTTTATTTACACGAATAATAATCAGAAATCATTAAAATCTCCTTTCAGTTTAGATAAAAAAATCAGAAGCCAATCTGATAATAAAGTTCACCGAATTTTTCGCAAGTACGGCAGGAAAGTTTAAAGAACCTATCATCAAGAGCCCAGTGAAATTGAATGTCAAGAGAAGAATCTCTACGCAACTCGCCAAGAGTATATTTTATTTTGCCATACAAAAGAAAAAGGTCAGATAAATTAAGAGCTTTCCGATATTCACGATAAAGGTGAAGATACTCACGAACATAGTAGTTTGAAATAGTCATTTTAAACACCCTTTCAATTTTAATTAATGGGGTGGGGCTGAAACAGTCAACCCCCTAGAACTGTTAATAATCACGAACAAGATAAAAGTTACAAAGATTATATACAATAGAGCTGTTAAGCTCACGAGAAACAGATATATGAAACATATGTGACGTATTATAAGAATACCAAGCATTTTCAGCAAAAGAGCGAGCTTCTTTAGCATTATGAGCGTAGCAATAGTAAAAATAATGATGTTCACCGAATTTTTTAATATCAAAATCAACACGATATAAATTTAGTTTTTTCATTTTAATCAACCCTTTCTGCGGTTTGTGGGTTATCCGCTTTCCCTTTTCTGTATATATTATAGCATATTGCTAGCAATATATCAATAGGCATTTTGCATGAAATTTGCTAGCATTATATGTTGAAATTGTATATTGATAGCATTATAATTATATGATATAATAGAGCAAAGAGGTGATAACATGGTAAGCGAAGCACAAAAGAAAGCCACAAGCAAATATATTTCAAAAGCATATGACCAAGTATCTTTACGAATGCCAAAGGGCAAACGAGAAGAATACAAAGCCCATGCAGAACGGCAAGGCAAGAGCCTGAACGCCCTTATAATTGAACTACTCGAAAAAGATATGCAGGAGCATTAAGCCCCTGCATTTTTTTATTAATCATTTTCCTGCTGTTTTGCATAATCTCTCATAAATTGAGGGGCGGAACAATTTTCACAAACAGTTGAATCCGTAAAATGATAAACACATTCATCACAATAACCATAACAGCCGCACTCAAAAAAACCGCATTTCTTATTATCACACTTACCGAAATCAGTATTTTCCTTGCACCAAAAATTAAACTCTTTCATTTTCAACATTCCTTTCAAAATTCTCAATAATCATTTCAAGAACATAGCTCACATAAAGCAGAAACACCCCTGAATAAGCCGTAAGTGCTACCCTCATAAGTTATCACCCTTATAAGGTGAAAGCTTATAGCCTATCGTTTTCGACATCTGAGCTTTATTCTCAGCAGATACATGAGTATATGTATCAGCCGTAAGCTTGTATGTACTGTGACCGAGCCACTCCGAAACCTCTTTCATACTGAAACCGCTATTAAGCATAAGCGTTGCATTGCTATGTCTAAGGTCATGTATACGAATTTTCGGTAAATCATTCTTGCGGAGCAAGTCTTGAAAGGCGTGCAGTACATAATCATAGTGAAGCGGTACACCCTCAGCGTTAACGCAAACATAATTCCTTGCCTTGCACAGTGGAGCTTGTCTGCCATAAAGCTTTTGCAAATAATCAAGCTGCTCATTACTAAGAGGAAATTCACGGCGAGATTTTACAGTTTTCATTCTCTTGTTTTGACTTTCGACCCAATGCCCTGACTTATAGTCTTTTATCCTAGTTCTTGTTTCACGGATATAAAGACAACGCCCGAGGAAGTCAACATTATCCCAACGCAAACCAAGTATCTCGGACTTGCGAAGTCCAAACCACACAGCGAGATACACAAAGCTTTCTATCTGAGTACCATAAGCCGCACGCAGGAGCTTCAAGAGCTGTTCTTCTGTATAATATGACATTTCATTTTCCACCTTTCGAGGAAGTGAAAAAGCCGTGTAAGGATTTTTGCTTATAAAATCGTTCTTATATGCGTAATTCAGACACGCACGCATGACTTCATGATGTTTACGGAGCGTATTCACAGAAAGCCTTGTATCATGCAGTATGTGTCTTTGATAGCCCTCTATGTGCATAGGCTTGACATCAGCAAGCCTAAGTCCTTTGCTCTTGAAATAGGGGTAAAGGTATTTTGTTATGATACCTACATAGCCGTCATAGGTTGACGGAGATTTTCTGTAACACGTTTCATTGTTCCATACTATGATATAGTCGCAGAATAATATTTTATCCGTGTCAATGTTTTCAATGCTCATTATCATTTTGCCAAGGTCCTTTCCTGATGATAGTTGTTATAGATTTTTACCTTTGTCACGTTATCAAGCTGATGAAAGACGGCTCTTGAAAGTCTGTGCTTGCGGAGATATTCAAGGAAACTTTTTGATTCAGTTGCAGGCGAAGTATTACGTAAAGCCCTAACAATATCAGAATTGCAATCGTTATTATAAAAGCTTTCAAGTATTTGTTGCTGAACATTTTCAGACAATGACAAATAATGATTATAACTAATCCTGCAAGTATCAGATAGAAAACGTTGAAAAGCAATAAGCATTTCATCATTCATTTAGTTCACTCCTTTCAAAATAATCATCATATTCTTTGCGGTACTCGTCAGAGTAAATATAATCAAGGAAATCTGCTATATTATCAAACCTAGATGAAACTTCTTCAAAGTTCGGTATGATATTTACATTTGTGTTGTATTTATACTGATTAGAGGTATAAGGTTTTGTGATAGCCGATTTTGAAACGCTGTTAAAGTCGGTATTACTGTATATGATCTGAGGGTCACGATTACAATTTCGACTGCTCCAATAATACTTGCCGAATATCTTATTGTTGCCCTTTGTAATATATTTTGTGATATAGAACGCAAGAGCCGCCGAATTATTTTCAACAGGAATAGCCGTGGAGAAGCCGTATTTCCATTCAGGTATATTATACACAACGTTTCTAACGTGCAAGTTTTTTTCATCAATAGTCTTTAATGTAACAGGCTTGTTATATCCAGTTACAAGCCTTGTGCCTGAATCGACCATATCAAAGCAATCATTGATAAGAGCGTGACAATGTATACCGCCGTTCTTATGCCTTTCAGGAATGAGCAAGTATTTCATATCTTTCCGCTTGACCTGATTTTCAAGCCACCGCCTAAGTTTTTTCTTAACAAAATCAGCATTAGAAAAATCGTATTCACTACCATTGAAAGTAATAGTGAGAAAATACGCCCACTCATTTGAAAAGGCTATATCAAAGACCTTGTCTTTTGCACGCTTTAATATATCCGTCCGTTCCCCTCTTTCCTCTTTTGAAACCTTTGCAGGTTTTTTGATTATATCAAACATATCTGTTTGAGTATCTTCTTCCTGCTGAGATTTCTCAAATTTCTCCCATTTTCGTTTAAGCTGTAATATTTTCTGATTTTGCTGATACTCTTTAAGGTTTTTATCAACGAATATGTAATTGTTGCAATAAGTTGTTGTCGAAGAGCCGTCAGCATAGATTTTTGTTTTAGTATTTTTTAAAACGACCTCAGGGGGTAAATCATAAAAATTCGCCATTTTCCCACCGCCATTTTAGTTTTTGACGGAAATTTGCGGTTATTATCAAGTATATAACCGCAAATTTCTAAGCTTGCAAGCTGTTCGCCACGGCGCACGCAGAAGCGTGCGCACGTGGCTGAATCAATCTTGCATAGCTTTTAAAATTCTGCTTGCTATTTTCTCTTGCTCACTCGTCCGACCGATTTTCAGCCCCTTAACAATTTCTTCTGTGTCATAAAGCGACCTTAATTCATCAGTAGCACAGAATGTTTCTTTCCATTCTTTCGGACGTTTCCTCGTTCCTGCACTGCCCTGCTCTCCATTAATGAGATAATTTTCTTTTGTATAGCACTTATTGACGATAAGACGTGAATTAAAATACGCCTTACAATCTATGATATAATTGACCTGCTCACGAATTATTTTTGTACACCTTTTCCACTCCTGAGCCGACCCCCATATACACTTGTGTAAATGCCGTTGCAGTGAGATATATTCGAGAAGCTCGTCCGGAGCATCTTTCCATGATTGAGAATTAAGAGTCAGGTGCATTTCATCGAACAGAAACAGCACGCCTTGATTAACACCGTTTTCGTCAATATTCTCAACGTTCAAGATATCTTCCCAACAATCAAAAAATCTGTCAGCCACTTCCGTGTGAAAATTTGCACAAATAAGCACTTTTGGAAATCTACTCTTGACCTCTTGCGCACGTTTCACCATGCTTATAGTTTTACCTCGACCGCCTAAGCCGTTATAGAGATATAGCCCATACATATTGAACGGAACTTCTTCACCTTTAAGCCGCTTTCTAATAGTCTTGAAAGTGTCCTTTACCGATAGAGGGAACGCATGAAGCACAGGAGTACCAAACAGCATAAGAAGCACGATAACACCCACCACAACGCTTCCCAAGGCGAGAGGTATAAGCATAGCTTTCCAATTGATATTAGCAAATGCCGACCACATTATAAAAGCCCCCTTACAAAGTTCACTAGTGCAGATACAAGCAAAAGTCCGAGAACAAAGAAAATGCTCTCAAACATCAATTCAAGATTTAAGAATTGGTCAAGCTGATACAGAAAAGAAATCATATCCCTAAGAGCTGAATAAGCTTCATCACTTATTGAGAATGACTTAAAGAACGGCAGACTAAAGAACAGCTCTACTATTTTCGCAGTTATCATTATTCTCCCTCACTTTCACTAGATTCATGGAGCTGTATTCCGAAGCAACGGAACAAAGCCTTAATTGTCGCATAGATACAGATAGCGTACATTGCTATAGTTGAAGCATTGAACAGAACACTCTTAAGCTCGTTCGGAGCGGAGTTCATATTAAAATCAAAGTCCTTTCCGAAAAGTGTAAACGTAACTGAATTTGATGATGATTGCTTACCCTGCTGAAAAGCTTTTCTCAACTTTGCATAAGCAGGAAACTTGCTTTCTATAGCCACATTCAAATCTTTTGAGTTAGGTACAAAAAGATAGGTCACGAGCTTCTTCAAGTCGACCACGAGATTATACAGTGCAATGCCGATATTTTTAACGATAGTCCACAAACACTTGCCGAGCCACTCAAAGATACCTAAGAAGTTGAAGAATATAAATTTCAAAGCCGCCCACAGCCAACGGAAGAAGCCTGTGAAAGCGTTCCACAGAAATTCAACAACCGCCTTTAAAAAGTCCGATATGCCGTCCAAGTCATGAAACATATCAAAATTAACGTAATCCCTTATATCAGGAAAATCAGTATCTATATAATCAGACAATGAAGGAAATTCTTCATAGTCTTTCTTTTCGCTGAAAGGCTCTTTCTTGTGACTATCTACAGTATCAACAAGACTATATTCATAGCTTGCTGCACAGAATCGGTCTTTATATAGTGCCTCGTCACCTTTACCTTTAGCAGCTATAAGGAAGAAATAAAGCTTGCCCGTATTTTCAATATCTTTGTTACTGTTATACCGCATAATGCCGTCACGCATAACATTCAGAGGGATTGAGCCATGCAAAGGGTTTTCTTTCGTGAAATCTCCCGAAGTGTCCATAGGGAGATAGTACCAGCCGTCAGAGTTAGGATAATCCCATTCTGATTGATTAGACACGGCAATGTTTACGTTGTATACATCATTATCATTTTTCGGTTCAAAATTAAACAAAAAGTTTTTGCTATCATCATCATAAGTAATAGAAGCTTTATATGGTTTCGCAAATGGACTTGATACATCAAGTTTATCTCCATTATTGGTAATGTTAACATTTGTAGCATAAATGTGATTAAGATTAGAATGTGATTGTTCATCATCATCAACATATAAAGAAAAAGAAGATACATCAACATTAGCACGATATTCTAAATCATCTATGTCAGAGTTACCATAGTCAGAAACACGAGCCTTAATAAAAGAATTAGTAAAAGATGATGAATAGCGACCATGTGTAAGAATTAATGTATCATTAACCAAAATATCATCAGGAATAAAGAAAATGTAATACCACCAATAATACTGTGAACTATCCTCAGAATATGTCATAATATAATGAGAATTTTCAATATCAATATTGTTATTTTTTGCATAATCAATCATTTGTGAAAATCGTTTCACACGAATAACGTTACTAGACGAACCACCACCGCTAACATCATCAAGTGCAAACACAGGCAACACACAAGCAGAACACATCACGATAAGGGCAAGCACTAATGACAGCGTTGCTTTAAGTTTTCTATTTATCATAATTCCCCCTTAAAAATTGGCATAATAAAAGGGCAGTTCACTGAATGAACTGCCCTCGTTGCTGTCAGGTTTACGCCTTTACGTACTTTTTGAACATTCTGATAGCAATGCCGATTACAGTTGTCAGAGTTATCACAGGGATAAGAGCGACGATAGAATCGGAAACGCCCTGCAGAGCAGAATTAGCGAACTGTGTCATAAGTTCACCGACATTTACGAGAGTATTGCCACCTTCTGCAGTTGTAGAAACAGGATTCATTAACACATTCTCCTTTCTTAATTAATTAAGCTATATATCCACTTGCCAAACTTGATGACAAGATAAATACCGATAGATATTGTTATCAAAAAGCATATAGTGCCTAAATATGAAATTGTAATATTTTGATTATTGATTATAGTGTGCTGATTTTCGATAACAGCCGAAATAGTATATTCATCAGTCTGCTCAGAGGTAGAAACAGACGATACATCAATTTGTGAAGAAGTGACATCATTCAACGCCCACAACCTCAATTCCCTGAGCCTGTCGCTCCAGTTCTTTAACACGGAACTGCAGTTTAGATATTTCCTTATTCTTCTTATCAATAGCCTTGAAACAACGAGTAAGGCAATAAAACAGGGCAAGCGCCACCACCAAGCAGAAATAAAGTGCGTATACTGTCATGTTCAAGCCCCCTTAGATAATGACCGCTTCAAGCTTCTTCTTATCGTTGTAGAAATACTGGATTTCCGTTCCGACAAGTTCTCCGATATCTTTCATAGACACATCTTTGCCGAACACGTTTCCTCTTTCGCTCCAAGCACACTTGCAATCATTGGCGATAGTGTAGCCCACGCCCTGAACGAAATTTGAATCATCTGCCAACTTGTTTTCTATAGGCTTTTGCACCTGTAGCACCAAGTTGTCATAGTCGATTGATTTTCCGTTATCGTCCGTGAATGTGCCTTTCTTGTGGATTGCTCCTATAAGTATTCCTCTCATGTTTTTTCCTTTCTGCGGTTGAGGTTATCCGCTCACCTTTACTTGTTGTGTACATTCATTTGTATGTACCATGATTATATTATACATACTTTTGAATGTATGTCAATACATTTGAACGAATGTGTGTTATAATTTGTAGAGATTAACAAACAAAGAGGAGGAATGTTGTGTATATTTATCAAAGATTAAAAGATTTACGAGAGGACAACGAGTGCAAGCAATCAGAAATTGCAGAGCTTTTACAAATTTCACAGCAACAATACAGTATGTACGAAAAGGGCAAAAGGGAGATACCCTTACACCTGATAATTATACTTGCGAGATATTACAAAGTAAGCTTAGACTACATCACAGGTTTGACGAATGACAAACGGGGTGTAGGTTATAAGGACGAAACCAACAGCAAGTACAACATAACACAAAAGAACAGCCCTAAGGCTGTTATCAAAATCAAGGAGGAAAAGTAATGGAAGCAGCATTAGCAACATTTACAGTTTGGTTTATAATAGGATTAATCGTATTTATTCTAATCATTGTAGCGATCATAGGCACATGGTTTGAAGCCCGTGAAATGCGCAAGGAGCTGGAGCAGGTCAACGCATACCTTGCAACGCTCAATGACAACTTAGTCATAGGCTTCCAAAACAATGACCGCCAAAGTCGCAACTTCTGAGAGCCTGCCGCCCTCGTTCCTGCTTTCCTGAGCTGTCGCTCTTGCCGTGTCTTGCCGCCCTGCGGAGCTTGTGCGCTCCCCTGCACCGTGCTGTCGCACCTGCCGTGCTGTTTCTCCCTTGTGGAGTTTGTGCGCTCCCCCTGTGCTGTGCTGTCGCCCCTGCCGTGCTGTTTCTCCCTTGTGGAACTTGTGCGCTCCCTGCGCTGTGTTTGGTGCGAACTGCGTTCGCAATAAAGGGGGATTCTTGAGCGGCGTTCCCCTCTTTTTGGAGCATTGAAAGCATTGAAAACATTGGGAGTGTTGAAAAATCATAGATTTTCCAACACTCCCAACATTTCCAACACTTCCAACACCCCAAAAATTCACCCCCTAGCCGCTCGCATGATAGATTTCACAGATATATCGCTCAGCTCTTTTTCTTTGAATGTGCGTTGCTTTTCTCGAGGCTTTTTCTTTGTGGTTTTGTCCGCTGTTTGTTTGTGTTTTTGTTTTCTTTTTCCGTGTTTTTTTATTTTTGCTCTTGTGGAGCTTGCCTTGTGTCGTTTGTCGCTCCATGTGAGGGCTTGTGACTGCTTCCGTGAGTAGTTTTCACTCGTTGCTTATCACTTCTCCACGGGGCTTATAGTTGCTCTTGCGAGGGGCTTCACTCATGCCGTTCAACGCTTGTCAGTTCTCATAACCCGAAGGTCGTTGGTTCAAATCCAGCTCCCGCAACCATATTGGTGATACCAAATGGATACTCACCTTAAAAAGCCCGTGTTTACGGGCTGTCTCTTATACACATCTCCGAGCCCACGAGACCGGAGCCTATCTCGTA